AGGACAATGCCGAGACCCTCAATAAGCTCCCGATCAGTCCATTTGATGCCTTGCGTGCCGAACTACAAAGACGGCAGATCCTAAGTGCTGAAATATCGGGTCGTGACATCGCAGTCACCCCTTCTGGTGCTTTCTCGCAGAGATCCGTCACCGACCAAGACAAGCAAAACTCCCTAATCGCTTTCCGTAACAATGACCAGACGAAGGTTCTGATCGTCAGCCGAACTGGCTCGACTGGGCTGTCGGCACACGACGATCCCCGCAACAAGAGTTCAGCTCCAAGAACCCATATCGTGATGCAACCCGCCCCCGACATCGTCGATACAATCCAAGTTTTGGGCAGAACAAACCGCAACAATCAGCAAAGTGCGCCCAAACTTGTCTACATCTACAGCGAAGACATCCCTGCCGAAGTGCGGATCATGGCGATGACCCAGAAGAAGATGCGCCGTCTTGGTGCGTCGACGACTGGTAAAGACGCAACGGCCGCTGGCGAAAACCTTGGGCTGGATATGCTCAATACTTACGGAGACAACGCCGTAGCCCTTGTATTGGCTAACGAACCAGAGCTACGAACGGCCTACAACACCAGAGCTGGAACGAACTTCCCCGAGAAGTTTGAGGACATCCGAAAGATCCTAACTTCTGGTGAGCCAGGGGATGGGATGCGGAGGATGATCCACAAGGCCTTGATCTTGGATATCGAGGATCAGAGGCATTTCTTCGAGGAGATCACAGCCGAATACGTTGCGATGGTTGATTTCGCCAAGCAGAACGGAACCTACGAGCTGGAATCACAGGACAAGGACTACAAGGCCGAGAAGCTGTCTGACGAAAAGGCTTGGGATGCGTATGGAGTGGCGAGTTCGGACAAGCCCGCCAAGACAGCATTACCAAATGAGAAACAACTCAATACCCTGTATTTTTATGCGAATCCAATGGGCGGCGGAGAAGTTTTTGGCCCTGCTACCTTAAGAGAACTCATCCAACGAATTGATTCCACTACCCCATCCACATACGGAGCAATCAATAATGACACACTCGTCTACAAAGCGGGTGAACCATCTGAGGATGGTGTTCAGCGTTTTGGCTCCGCAATGCTTCTTAAAGCTCAAAACGCATTAGGGAACGAGTCGGGCAAGAATTGGGACAACGACGATATTGCTTGGACTGCCCTTGGAGACCTACAGATCTTCAATGCAAGCGTTCCAGAATCCAAGTCTGGTGAAGACGCATTTGCCAAACCAGCCCGCATAGCCAAGTACCGATTTAACAACCCAACCCCTCCCCCGACCTCGGCAGAGGTAATTCCAAGCCTAGAACAGGCCAAACAACAGGCCGAAACAGCCGTATCAGACTTCTTAAAAGCCAGCGACTCTGTCCTAAAGGACAAGCTGGCCCGTATTTCAAGCAACCCACGGATGGAGCAAATGGCGAAGGTAAGGGCTTTGGAGAAGTCTCGGAAGCAGTACGCCCAGACCAAGAACAATGTGGAACGAGCCTTAGACCTAGTCGGCAAGGGAGCTTGGTTTGGCAAAGATACAAAGCAGATCCCCGCCTATGTCGTAGGTGTTGAGCTGAACAACCGCTTCCCTCACGCCGAAAGTCGGCAGTACCTAGTTCTCCAGACGGCTGGGTTTGAGAACAAAGTCCGAATCCCGCTACAAGCATCGGAACTCGCTCACGTTAATCCTTTCAAGGTTTCTCTGGATAAGTCCCCTATTGGTGAAAACGAAGCCCCTACTCGTGACCCAAGCGTACCGATCAGCAGTCTTCCTGTTGGCATTTACCGCAACACAGACGGATCTGGGCTGGTTGTTTTTATGCGCGGGTCTCGCCGTGTAGACGTGGACACTCTTCCCCCAGAACAACTGCGAGAGGTTAATGCAGTTGCATACGAGATGGCAGTTCAGATGCACGAGAGCGGAATGGAAGAATCTGAGATCGAGAACCGAGTATTCAACGAGGCAATCAACAAGGTGCTTACTACTGGAGATAACGCCTTAGATCCAGATTCTTGGAATAGATACGTTGAGGAAAAGATGCCTGAAAGCCGTAAGGGGGACGGATTCGGCAAGACCTACGATAGATCAAGGCAGAATGCGACCCAGAGAGACCAGTTTGTGGTCGAAGGCAATCTCCTCACAGGGGCAAATTTCGTTTCCTCTATGTTCGGTGCTAATGTCCCAGCGGCGGTCACCACCTTCACAACCAAGGATGGTGGCAGGACAACTGGCGTAGTGATGCCCGCTGGGGTCAACTCCGACAACCTAATAAACCTCAAGGCAGAAGTAGCCAAAGGCCAAGGATCCCTGCTTGGCCCAGTTGGCAAGGTGATGGACAACATTATCGACGAGGAAGGCAGACCTCGGCCTGTTGTGTTCAGCGACGGGTCAATGATCTCTGGGCAAAGCCTCTACATCCCAGACAAAGCATTTCTCGATGATAAGAATGAGGGCTACAGGAAAGAGGCATTAGATAACAGCAACGCCATCGCAACGATGATCGTGGCTAAAATCAATCAAGGACATGATGCTTGGATGTATCGAGGACCAAAGAATGGGTTCTCGCTACGCTCAAGGGGTCTGCGCCGTGAAGCTGGTCAAGGCCGAGCCAAAGAGCAAATCGTCGAAGGATTCTTGACCGACGATAACGCAAAAGACTTTGCGCCAGAGGGAGTCATAGGAAGAAACATTCGCTACAAAGCGATGAAGGCATCGGATGACGGATGGCTCGAGGCTGGAAACTTGGGTGAGGACGAGATTTACGAGAACCTATACGACTACGCTATTGCCCTACAGGCACAGATTAACGAGCGTCACGGGCAAAACACTAAGGGCGAACTGATCGAGAACGTACCTAACTTCATCCTGTCTGCCGTAGATAACCGCATTAAGCAGATGCAAGAAGAAGCCAAGAGCCGTGAGACCATTTCTAAAGATGCTCCAATAAGCGGGACATTCAATGAAGAGGGCGATGTCGAACAAGAGGAAGCCTCCGTGGGCGATTACATGGCTCAAAAAGAAGCCCCAGAATCCAACAAGGAACTCTACGACAAGCTCGAAAAGGTACTGGCCTCGCTGGCCGATTCCGACAGGAAGATCTTTATGATGTATGTGAGCGGGGCGAGCTATCAGCAGATCTCCGAGACTCCCGAAGCCTACAAATCTAGGAACGTGGGCAACCTCGATGGCGAAGTCGCTCCAGACAGATCTTGGACGTTTAAGCATATCCAGAGCCTCAAAGGCCAGCTCGCCAAGTACGCAAATTTCCTGGGGATCGAAGCTCCCACAGCAAAAGAAGAACCTACCGAAGCCAGCCCGATGGAAGGCTTTAAGGCTATTGAAGAAAGCAAGGGTCAGATGACCCTGTTCTCTCGTGGTCTGGTGAGCTACTTGGACAAGAACGCTGGAAATAGCGTCCTGTTTAGGGATCTCCTCACAGCCGTTGCGAACGAGCCAGACGCACTACCGAGCCAGAGAGCCTTGGCGAAACTGCTTACTACGCCAAACACTAAGCAAAGCATGATGACCGCTGGGCTTTATGTACCAGCCGAAATCAATCCAGATCCGAGCTTTGTAAGGTCGTACTACAAGCCAGCTAAAGAAGGCAACGGAATGGTCGTGTTGAGTCTTTATGGGATCAAGAACAGCGGGGAACCGATTGAAACAACGATCCACGAGTATAAGCACGTTCTGACTCACAACCTTTTAGTCAAAGAAGGAATCGGCACGGCAACAGGCAAGAAGGAGCTGGATAAACTTGTCGAGTACGCAAACCGCCCAGATATCGAGATGGATGCAGAGGGTAATCCCCTGCCCTTGGCAAGCGGAAGCAAGGGCGGATACAAACCACTCAAGGCCTTAATTAAGGCCTATTTGGCGGCTGTTAACGCATCCAAAGATACCGCTGGCAACCCTGTGGCAGACGCTGTTTTCGGGACTGGATTGGCATCTACCTACGATGTGACCCTCCACATGGCCCCATACGAAGAGCCGATTGGACAGGATGGAATCCACATGAAGGCCGAGATCACCAGCGAGAACACCTTCCCTCTCCTCAAGCACCTCAAAGATCAAGGTCTGGAAGGAACTCGCCCGATGGGACACACCGCTGGCATGAGCCTTGTCGCCTCGAAGGGATCTCCAGATTTCGTCTTCTTGAATCAGACAAACGAAGAGGCATTGGGCGGAATGGAAACAAGCGGAGTGCAAAACACGACCCTTGTTATAACCCCAAGCGGAATTGAGAAACTCCGCCAGCAAGACCTAGAACCCCTCTTCTACGCATCCTACAAGGTTCGTGCGACAGCCCCGATGTTCAGAACAAAGGTTTCAGACATCCAGACTGACCCGCAGAAGGTTCGCTCGATCTACTACGGCCTTGGGAACATTCACGAATTCGTTACCGAAATGTACAGCGACAATCGTTTCCAAACCGAGATGGCATCGATACCAGGACAAGCTGGAATTGAGATCAACGGAAACCTCAAAGAGTACATGCAAGCCTTGGCCGCCGAGCTTCCGCAAGAAGCTAGGAACGCAATGATGCAGAACTCGGCAATCAAGCCGACCATTCTGACCCAAGGGCAATCGGCCGCCTTGGAACTATCCAGCCAGCCGTTCGACTTTATGAAGATGGTTGAGAATCTTCGCCAAGGGAACGTCGAGAAAAAGCTCGAACAGGCCACCCTGTTCTCTCGTGGAATTAAGATTCAAGACAAAGACAGGAACAACATTGATGTCCTAAAGAGCAAGCTACTCCAGCTCCACAAAAAGAAGCACGGATCCTACCAGAAGGAAGATGACGGATATTATCGGCCAATACCTCCCCAGCAGTTGTCTTCTCAAGAGGAGGCTCTTTACACAATGCTGATGGACAAGGCTCGTGCGGAAAAGTGGCCTGGAATTGCATTCCAATCAGACCTTATGGAAGTGGAGACAAGCACAAGGCCAGAGAGTCTTACTCTGGAACAGCAGTCGGCAGTCCCAGAAGTTGAAGCCCCGCAAATGGAGCAACTGTCCCTATTCTCACGAGGGCTAATGGAATCTGTGTCTACCGCTCTCAATGAAGATTACCCCGCATCCAAGGCTATGGGTGTTATGGATCGCAGGCCTTCGAATCCTAGGAACGAGATAAAAGCGCAAGCCTTGAAAGACTTTATTGAGAACGCAATGCTCCCAGAGTCATTTGAAATTAAATACAAAGGCAAAGGATTAAATCCAACTCAGCTTCGCATTGAGTACCTCAAGCAGAACCCCGAAGCATTAAGGCGAATGCTTTATAAGGAAAGAGGCAAGAACCCTAGCAGTAAGCTATTCTCAAGAGGCCTACCAGCAGACCCAGACCCGATGAGCAACGGAGACCAACAAGCCCCGCTGAATGACCTACTGGCTTCATTCTTGGGTGCGTCTGGGAACATCATTACCGACGAAGAAATTGACGCCACCTACCAAAGGGCATCCGAAGAGAACGCCCCTTTTGAAGTCGGCGCACCCTATGTAGGCCAAGATGTCCGTAGTGCTGGCCCATTCGCAAACGATCAGTTCCGTGACGTGCAAAGGGTAGCCAGAGAACTACGCAGACCCATCGATACAGTTGAGACTGACGCATCTGTTTTGGCGGCCGCCAGAGCCTTGGTCGCTACTCACAAAGCACAACTTTACGAGGATCTCCTTGAGGGGACTCTTGAGACATCGGCGACGAATCAAGCGGCGGTCTACCTAGCCCTTGCCGAGGACGCAAAGAACGCCAAGACCCCAGAGGAACTTCGTGAAATTGCAATTCTCACAATGGCGAACGATATCCAGAGGACAAATCTGGCTCGTGCAATGCGGATCGGGCGTGACAGCCAGATGACCCCAGAAGAGCGGAATCGATCATTCTTCAATGCGGAACTCTACAGAAGAAGCCCAGATTCTAACGAGCTTTACAGGAACGCCATCTCAAGAACCCTTAAAACGAGGTCGATTGCCTCAAACGAAGAGCAGATCCGCCTCCTCCAAGCCGAGCTGGACCTAGCAAGAAGCCAAGCTGGAGAAGCCTTTACTGCTAACGAACAATGGCAGAAGTGGGGAGCGTATATGGAGGGACGGATTAAAGAGTTCCAAGACGCTAATCAACTCTGGGCAGATCAGTTGGATAAATACCAAGTCCTAGAACAGGAATCCGCAAGGAAGATCGAGGCCTTAGAGGCAGAGCTGGCAAAGGCAAATACTAGCCTCGAGCAGATGGACTGGGAGACAGCCCAGCTCAAAATCCGTGAAAGCAAGTCAGCCCAAGATGTCCTTGATACAATTCAAATGTCCCCAAAAGATACAGAGGCAATTCGACTTGTCATGGCTGGGATGGTTCCGATGGCGGCCGCTAAACAAGCTGGGATCAAGCCAGCCAGAGTGATGCAGTTGATGAAATCCCTTGAGACAAACACAAAGCAGAGGTTTGACCAAGTAGCTGGAGAGCTTGCCACGCAAGGAATCACTCGAAGCCAGCTAAAGGCGAAGTTGACCGCATTTGCCAACGGAGCATCCCTGCGGTCTAGGGGTATCGAAGCCAACCAAGAAGAGGCTCCCCTCACCAAGGAAGAGATTTTGGCAGAGATCGTGTCAGCTATGGGATTCGACTACGCAGGGCAGTCCGATACTTCTGGTAAGGCCGATTGGCACAATGTTGACGGCAAAAGCTCCATGTTTGACTGGAGAAAGCCAAGCAACATCGGAGTCGCAATGCAGATGGTTCGTAGGTCGCAAGGCAAACAGGCCAGCGTTGGAGACGCATTATTTGAAGCTTACGTTGCCCTGCTTGTGTCTAGCACTTCGACCCAGCTCGCCAACGTGTCAAAGACCCCTTTCACATTCATTAACCCATTTTACAGAATGGTCGAGGCTGGGATGTCCTACCTTATGGGTAAGGCTGGGTTAAATGTAAGGCTTCCAGACGGAACGATTGGCAATCCATTTGCCAGCGTGTCCGATGTAGTCAACGGAGCTACCGAGGAAGCGAAACTCGGGTTTAAGGCGATGATGCCCTCAATTATGAACGGACTGCGGTACGCACGCTTGGCATTCAACACCGAGAAGCCTTTCTACAATATCGATCATACCGATGCGACCCTTCTGGATGAAGGCGATCAGAAGTTCTATGAGAACGATCCCAAGATCCCTGGCAAGGTAGGCAAAAAGATCCGCTTGCCCCTGCGAGCCTTGTTGGCCGCCGACGAGTTTGCCAAATCATTCACAGCCCAAACCCTTGTAGGATCTATCGCATTCAGAATGGCAAAGGCGAAGGGTCTCAAAGGCCAAGAGATTGTCGACTATGTGACAGGCCAAGTCAGCGAGTTTGGATCTGACTCTTGGAAGATTGCGGTTGAGCGGTCTTCTCGTGAAACCCTTAACGAAGATGTAGCGGATAACAAGGATGAGCCATTTACCTTCAAGAGACTCGGCAAGGCCGCCCCTCGAGCATTGAACAAGTTTAGCAAGGGCATCTCTGATCTCACCCAAAGTATCGAGAGCTGGGGCTATGACCCTAATAATGGAGCAAGGGCTGTCACCGCTCCTGTGGCCTTTACTGGGGCAATGGGCCTCCAAGTTCTTCGAGGCCTTACCCTGTTCGCCAGAATCTCCTACAATGTGCTGGGTCGCGGGCTTGCTTTCACCCCTATCGGCCTCGCCGACTCCGCAATCGGAGCGATGAATTCCATTAAGAAAAACAGAGAAGGCCAGAGGTTTATGGATCTGAGCAACTACGAGAACTCCGTAGCTGGGCTTACCGAGGGAGCGATTGGAACAGCAATTCTGATGGCTCTGTTTAGAAGCATGGAAGGTGACAAGGATGACGATAAGAAACTCCTTTTGATTACTGGGCCAGCCAAGGACGCTGATACTGCTGGAAGGACAACTAGGTACGGAAACAGATCCTATATGATCCGCATTGGCGACAAGGAATTCGATATCAGCAGAATCGAGCCTCTTACATCGACCATGGCATTCGGAGTTGCCCTTTCAACCGCAGTAAAAGATGCAGTTAATCGTGGCGGTGGAATTGATGTGTCTAAGAACCTCTTCCTAGATTTCGGAAGAATCCTATCCCAGAAGACATTCGGAGGACAGCTACGGACAGGAAAGACCTTATTGAAGGGCGATTTGGCAGATCCATTGATTGATTTTGCGTCCGTGTTTACAGCTCCTCCACTAGCTAGAGGACTATCAGAAGCGTCGAAGGACTATGTCTCCAGAACTAAATCGGAAGAGGCCACTATATTTAACAAGGACAGAATGCTGTCGAAGTTCGCCCCTGCTGTCGGAGCATACCCTTCAGCTACTGGTTACAGGACTCCATACGCTTACGACTATGAGGGCAATAAGGTTGTTAAGCCGTTCACAGAGGTCTTGCCCAACAGCACGGCTGGCAAGGTTGCGAAGTTTGCACTTAGGAATCTCTCCCCTGTCGCCGTCTACAAAAAGAAGCCAGCCTCCAAGCTCAATAGGTTCGTTGAGTCTTACAACAGGCAACAGATCTCAACGGATGGTAAGACTTGGGTTCTTAACTCACCCAGATCCGAGATCACAGATCCCTACAGCAAAAAGAAGGTTCGGTTGACCTTGCGGGAACAAGAGACACTCAACTCAATCGTCCAGCCCCAGCTCCAAGCCTTGTTTGAGGTCAACATAACAGAAGCCGATATCGCCAACCCAACCGACAAAAAGAAGCAAAGAATCCAAAATCTGGCTTCACAGCTACGCAATAAATACGAGGAACAGATTATCAGACAGCGATATGCGATGGGCGACGCAAAGCAGACAAAGTAGTCGCACACCTCGCCATTGATGGTTGAAATCAAATATGGCTGAGAATCAAGTAGATAACCTCGTAAAGAAGGCCGAAGAACTCGAGAAAGCTCTTGATTCTGCTCGTAGTGGACCGAACGCACGAGCTTTGGGTGGCGGAAGCCCGACTGCGGTTGCATTCCCAACAGCCTATAAGCTGACCGAGGAACAGGAAAAGGAGCTGGTTCGCCACGCATCCGAACGCCTCCGCAAGCTCGAGGTCGAGATGGGACGAAGCATCGTCCGTAGTACCGCTTACAACACAAACCCCACTTCCTTGATGGCCTTTGAGACTTTCTTAGGTCGCCGTCAAATCTACGAGTGGGTCTATGAGAACAATGTCTCTTGGCGTCCAGCGGTCATGGGCGGGATCTTTGAGCAGAGCAATCTTATCGTGCCTGTAACCCGCCGTATCGTTCGGCAAATGATCGCAAAGGCACAGAAATACTTCCTTGGAACAGATCCTTGGTTCTCTGCCCTGCCCGAAGGAGCCGCCGACAGGGACATCGCAGACAAGGTTGAGCGATATGCCCGCTATAAGTTTAACAGGCTGGGCGTTAAAGATGCTATTGCGATGGCCTTGCAACTGGCCTTTGTCCGTGGTGAATGCGTAATCAAAACGACCCACGTTAAGAAAGAGCAAGTTTATCAGCGCAATGCCAAGATTCTGGTGGATCTAAACGGCCAGCCGATCCTCGCAACGGACGGAGATTTCATTACAGACAAGGACAGCTTTGTCCCAGCCCAGAACGAAATCGGTGAGCCTATTATGCTTTTAAGGCGGGATATGGCGACGATTCAGCCCCCTGTTCCTGTGTTTATCGAGCAAACGATCAGCCGAAAGGCAATTATCTCCGAAGGGCCAACTGCCGAGGCCGTCTACTATCAAGACTTCATCTGCCCTCTAAATGCAACATCGGTGGATGATGCCGACTTTGTGGCTCACCTTTATGACGCTCCTATCATGGAGCTGGCCGACCTCTACAATAAGAAAGGGTCGAAAAGCGAGGAGACCCCCGAAGAGGAGATGCTCCGAATCCAAGCGGCGATTGACCAGATCCGCATGTCTGCAACCGAGTCTGGGATCCCCAAGACTGGTGCTAAACAGGCAAGAACAGAGCGTGGTGAGGCTTACGAGCCAAACAATACCTTTAACAACCCGACGATGGAGATTGCGGAATGCTATTTGCGGTATGATGCGAACGGAGACGGAATCACCGAGGAAATCATGCTTCTGTTGGATGTTCGCAATCAGCGGGCAATCTTCTACGAGTATGTGGCTAATGTGACCTCCGATGGCCGTAGGCCATTCACAGTAGTCCGAGTGAACCCTGTGGACGGACGCTGGTACGGAATGGGTGGAGTGGAGCAGTTCAAGACCTCACAAGACTTCATGGATCTGACCATTAACCGACTCAATTTCAGCCAAAGCTCAAGCGGGCGAGTCACCTTCTGGCGTCCAGATGCGACCTTTGAAGGGTCAGCAAATCCCAATCTGATTCTGAATTCTGGAGGCACTTATACGCTTCGCCCAGGCTTTGCGGCCGCCGATGCCTTGACCTATGTGGCTCTTCCAGAGTCCAAGGAAAAGGATCTCAATTTCATGCTCCAATACTTTACCCAGCTCGTCCAACTCGAGTCGGGCGTGATGACTGGTGGCGACCAAGAGTTCTCTGGTTTGCCATCCAGCAAGCTGGCTACTGGCATCCGAAGCATCGATCAAGCGGGCAACGAAATGTTCTCGCAGTACCTAATGTCCCTAGAGCCAGCCCTGTCCCAAGTGGTCAATCGGCTGGTGTTGATCCTGTTGGACAACATGAACAAAAGGGAAATGTTCAACTACCTTGAAGGCGATGCACTTCAACTTGTGACGATCACCCCAGAAGAAATTGCTGATATTAACATCAATATCCGCCTCTTGCTGACCCGCTACCACGGCGAACAACAGCTCCAGAGCAATGCCCAAGCGGCGGGTCTTGTGACCCAGTTCTATGGATTGCCCCCCGAAGTTCAGCAGAAGGTCGCCTTGTTCTACAACCAGAGCCTCAAAGCTCTTGGGATCGTGGATGCAGAGTCGATTATTCAGCCTTTCGCTCCGCCTCCCACACAGAATGGAATCACTCCAGACGGACGAGTATTCGGCCAAGCTGGATCCCCTGGCTCACCTCCGCCTAGCGTTGGTGGAACGAAAAGCGTCCCTGTTGACGCTGGCCTAGCTGGTGGCAATCCGACACCTGCATGAGCGATCCAGCTAGTCAACTGGCACTCATAGAGCGGTTAAAAGACAATTCTGGGTATAACGAGTGGTATCTCCCTGCCCTTTCAAGGCACTTGGAAGGTCTTAAAGAAGCAGTCCTAGAGGCGGGAATAACTCCAGAGGAGCGTCAGAACAGGCATTCAGCCTATATGGCAGTTAAGGAAGTGCTGGCTCTGGTTCCGTCACAGGAGGCCGCACTTTATAGGATTCTGCAAGGCCACGAATCACGGCTAGAGCCTCGTCGTAAGTAAAGTATAAGTCCACAAACTTGACCAGCCGAACCTTGTCGTCGGCCAGAACCTTGTGGGAAGTACATTTGTCATCACTCACATTATGCAGACAAAAATCATCGTATGATGCAGTTCCAGGTATGCGTACTCCAGATAAGGTAGCGACCTTACTGAGCTTCTTGTTAGCAAAGTCAGCCTCGTCAATAAGCAGAAGCGCCTGTTCCATTGTAATTCCATTCTTCATTAGCAGGAATATCTGAAAGGAAGAATAAGAGGTCTTGATTACCGAGGCTTGGCAATCTTCTGGCGGGAGGCGGTCAACTTCCAAAACAAGCAACGAGACACTCTCTCCGTCCTTTGGCTTTACCGACATAAGCTGAAACGAATATATGCCCTTTTTCAGCGCCTGCTTAACAGGCCCTATGTCAGCAAAGGTTTCGGTGCTCGCAACCCTTTGGGCCTCAAAATGTCTTATCTGCACCGAAACCCCCTCGTTACCCCACATGCTCGATACGAAATCAACGGCCTTACCAAGGCCAACGTGTTCTGCGGAATCTGAAAGAATCTCGGAGCGCAAGCCCTCTTGAGCTCTTCGCACGTCATCCAGAGGATAAACAGGCCTAAACTTTTCACGGCTTTGGGGAGGGCGGGGAACGTGGTTGAAGGCATTCAACATCTCGTCAAACGGAATATTCGGTATATTCAGACCTACTGAAGCATAGGCAATGGGCCAGTCATGGCTTGATAGCCCTTTTTTGGTGGCAAATAAACTTCGCAGGGGCGTTTTAACGCCACGAGGAATCTGAGTAATCGCTGTATCAAGAAGAATATTGGAGTCCACGATCGCTCTGGCTGAGATTCTCGAAACTGCGAATACGCTACCATAAACAAATAGTTTGTGGGTACCCGTAAGGGGCCGAACCTTCCCAAATACACCGACTCGCATACTATCAAACAGATTCTCTCGATAGTTTATTTCTGTGTTTGGGTCTATCTTCACAATTATGCCACCTGTCAAGCGAAGGCCCAAAACAAGCAACTCGTGAATTGCAAGACCCCCGCTAGCTTCATGGTATACATCCTCGGTGGTTTGATGAATAAGATCCGCATACTTCTCCATTTCCGCTGGGTGAGTGCAGTTATTTGTCAGAATGCCAAGCTGGCAGGCAGGGTACTTTTCTTTGACAGACTTTGCCGTTGCGACGGCCAAGTCTTTGTCGCCCTCCCAAAGTTGCATTACTACAATCATTGATTTTCCTTGCCCCACTTGTCCTTCGGGCAACTTTGAGAAGGCATGTGCAACTTAGCCACCCCGCAACCGCAAACTCTGCATCTACCAGTACCAAGAAACGCCGCTGGGTCATAGTACTCGCAACCAAGACAAATCTCTTTCCGCAAGGCAAACGTCTCGGGGCTTACCCTAGTTGCAAGCGTGCCCTCGGTGGCCGCCTTTTTTAATGCGGAGGCAAATGAAACCGCCTGCTGGGATATTGAGGGTGGTTTATAGAACAGCTCGAGCACGCTTCTAGGAGATGGAAGAATGGGGCCATCTATAGAACATACCCAGTCTGAACCTACGGGCTGAAATGTAAAAGCAGTCTGTTCGGAACACCTTCCAACCATGCCTCTTTTTACAAAAGGCCTCAAATGGGCAACGTCTTCCCTCATTGGGGCTTTATACAGATATACCGTGCGCACATTGCTCTCGTATTGGAGTGTCTGGGTACTTGCGAGCTCGCCCATGAGTTGATCGGGATAACTTGAATCTAACTTGAATATTCGCCTGTCTAACTCAATGGACATTAGGCCTTTTGTTAGAATAATCCCAGCTCCGCTCCACTCAAGGTCTTGTTTATTCATTGTAGCGCTCCATTCATTTTTATCTGTATTCATATTTGTATTCATATTTACTCCATTTCTTCGAATAGCTTAAATTCAAAGGTTAGATTTAGTGATGCAGTAACAGTTTCTTTGCCAATTACGTTATTATCTGGACACCCCAACACGCCCCATACTTGTGTTACCTCAAGCCCTGGACCGCAACTTTGATAAGCCTCACAGGGGGGGTATTGCCCACACTCGCAGTCATCATCGTCGGGGCCGCAAAAGTTGCATTTGCAAGGACATTCTGAGCGATCATATCTTTCGCATGTGCCCGAGCAGTCGCCATTATTTGCGCATGGATCGTAACTGTCTTGAAAAGAGGATTCCCATGACTGCGAGCAGGGCATGCCACGCCTACCTCCCGTAGTCGATTTGCAACAGTTCGTTTCCGACTCAATGCCGTTGCACCCCAGCGGATTATTGCAAATATCGTCGCAATCAAAACAATAACGATTAGGCTTGGACTTAGTTGCGCTTATGCTATGGCCATAGCTTCCCCAATCAAGACTATAACCGCTGGCGTCAAACCCCTTGCATGTTTGCTCTTTAAGGGTAACGACCAATCCATACAAGGGGCGGGAATCAGACCAATCGTCGCACTTAAAAGTTATTTGCCCAATATTCCGAACCTCCACGGTTCTGGTCGAGTTGCTTTGAAATTGCGACCAGCCATTACTTGCGTCCCACGCCAAGAACTTATTAAGAAAAGTTTGGCTAACGTAAACCCCTGGAAATGCGCCTCCATACTGACCAGCCGTAAAGGACGGCCAGAAGGCAAGCTCTTCTGTTTTTGTGGCCGACAATGGGATCGGCACGGCTCGGCTTACATCAATAATCTCATTACCGCCATAGTTTTGCGTGGCTTTAGAAAATTGTTTCCCAATTACATATTTGCCAACTTTAAGCGATGATCTCCAGTATTGGTCAGACTTTTGTGGGATCTCGGGCGTGCATGGGTTTTCGCTGGCAAACCCAACCAGATTATTTCCGTATATGACATCCTCTCCGTATGGAGTGCATTGTTTCATGCAATCAAGTGTAAGCCTAAGTGGTCCGAGGTTGCTGTAACAATTATCACCCTCGGAAGGACACTTCTGACACGCCCCAGTCCCTTCGTTATTAAAATTGCCTGAATTCGCATTGGCAATGTAATTATCGAAGTGGGCCATCTCCCCCCCGTGACCTGGGAAGCATGTGCCACTAAAAGTTTGCTTAATTCCTGTGCCAACATAAGACGCCTTAGGGATTTGGACAACGTCACGCGGACGGCCCTCTCCGTAATAATCATTGCAATCGCAGGGAACATCTTGAAATATTTTTCCGTCTTGACTGCTGGCGTCAAACCCCGTCCCCAAAAAATGGCATTCTAGCTCTGGTCCGTTGATTATTGCGGGTGGTCCGAGCGGCCCGCGAAACCCGCCAGGAGAAAATCCTTCCCAATAATCATAATTTGCAAACAAATAAGAGAATGAAATCGCAGGGTCGGCTGTTAGTCCGTAGCCCTCACTCGCTTTTGTACAGAACGGTGCCGAAACCTCTTTTCCCAGCAGATTCTTTTCTAGCAACCCATGAAACATGTTGGAGTTCGTTGTTCTATAGGAAAGGCATCCCGCCCCAAGCTTGGTTTGTTTCTCAAGCGAAAACAATTTCTTAACCGTTGGGGCGGGGGGTTGTGGCCCTTTGCACGGGTAGCAATCTCCGTAATTACAATTCTCGTAGTCTTCGTCGGGACAGGCTGTCCCTGTCGTTTTGTAGACTGCGGGCGTTTTCGTGTGGCTTCCGAAGAAATAATTCGGAGAGATGTCTGACGTGCGGGGATTGACCCAAATGTCAGAGACGTCCTTGTATCTGTAAGCCGTCATGCTGGGGGTCCCCTTAAATGTTACCGTGCCCGACTCAATCTTGGAGGTACAGGAAAGCGAGTTGGAGTATGACTTTGATGTGCAAGTGCCTGGGGGACACCCGTGGGGGCCAAAGTTATTTTTCCAGCTGGTTTGGATGGATGAGTCGCCAGAGCATGTAGTCCCACTACGTTGAATCTTATGCTCAAGAGACACATCTAATTTTATCTCTTTGGTTCGGTGCATTATTCCGTGAGCGACGGCTACTGGAACACTCAGCTTACACATGTTGGCCATATCTTCGGTGACGAGCATATAGCCTTCTTCTGGCCATGGCGCTGGCCTCGCCAAGCCTCCCGATGTAAAGCCAGGACCAGCGGAACATTTGATAATCTCACTCCCAATCGCTTCGCCAGTATCGTCGTCGTAGATCACAACGGCCGTGCTCATTGGGAATTTCGAGTTAACTACAAGCGGAATGTTCTCTTGAGGGATTGCTACCGAGTCGATGAAGTCATCGATGACGTCAGTTCCCTTCTTGAGAGTCCACTTCCTTTCCTCCTTGTCAAAGTGTTTTGAATTTGCTCTGGTTTTCTGCCTTAATTGGTTTGCGATTTCTAGGCCGTACTCTATGCGAGGGCCGAAATCAGCGCCCCCAGCTCCATCGGGAGTGGCGACTGAATCTCCGTAGCCATGAGCTATGCAACCGTACACCTCTTCCCCCGCATCAAACTCTCCTTTATTGCTACCGATGTAACGAGGGTGGCCATACTTAGAGTTGTAGCTCGTGGAATTCGGTATTGTATTGTTGTAGATCCCCTTCCCCTTAGAGAAGTCTTTCCCATCATCCATGTCTCTTAGTTTTTCGGATCTAAGGAACTTGTTCACAACAGATGAAGAGACTCCGAGTACGCCCCCAAACCTCTGGAAGGAAGTGATTCTACCTTTCATGCTGTTGTAATCAGAACTCCGCGAAATCCGTTTATACAGGCAGGAATAACTATCGGAATAGAGAATGAGCTTTGAATGACTGGGTAAGTTAGATTATGCCCAAACTTTGGGAATGGCCGCTGTTTCTTCACGATTCCCAAGAAATGTCTTACCTTTGTTTGATCTGCCAACTCCTCCTCTGGCTCAAATAAGGGCTTAACGTCGGCATAGCCCTTGATCTCAGCAGATGTAATTTCCGCGCTGGAAACTTCACATTCTATATACACATAGGTCGTGGCCCCTACGAGTGACTGAGGCTCGTCTAGCCCCTCCACTTGAACTGGAGATCCATAAATAAACGATCCTAGTGGCCCAACAAAATACTCGGCCAATGTTCCGCTATTAGCCTTTCCTGGTCTAATCTGGAAAAAGGCGTGCCAAGCATAGAACTTGGGGTTGATTATGCCTTCACCATAGAATCTTGCCGCACCCGAACCCATAACGAATCCGTACCCAGACGCTGGACTAACCCCTAGAGGGCCAAGGGATTTGGGTTTGCTCATCCTCAACTAATCCGCCAAGGATCCTATTCAGCAACCTCCTCTATCACTATGCGTCGCATCCACTAACAAATCTCTTCCGTTCTCGCTCTGAATCTTTTGGCTTATCTAATGAGCGAAAATAATACTCTGGCGCAAGCCGAGCAAACCCCTCAAACAACGGGTGCAGAACCACAAGTTACTGCACGGACGGAAACTGGTGTGGCGACACTTGATGAGCGTGCTTATCACGAACTCGTTCAAGGCTTAAAGGAAACGGCGGAACCCGCCCCGACTCCAGAGGCTCCCAAGGAAGAGCCTGCGGCTGAACAAGCCCCTGCGGTCGAGGAAGTTGCAACCGAAACTAAGGCCGAGGACGAGACTCAAGAATCAGAAGCCGAACTCCCCGAAAGGGTGCGTATCGGAAGCTGGTCTGAGACTGAACGCAAAGCTCTCAAGATTCGGGCTAGGAATCCAGACCTCACCCTTGAACAGGCTATGGCTATGGTCAAAGGTGAGGCGGAACCCGCCAAGGCACAAGAGGAGCAGTTTGTAGCTCCCGCCGACATCGAAACCAAGATCGACGAAGTAGCGCAGGCGAAAGCCGCCGCTTTTAAGAATCTTGAATTCGACAAGGTTGCCGAGCTTGAAGTCGAAATGCTGAAACTGAACAAAGAACTTCGGAAATCCGAAAGGATGGCCGTGGATCGTGAAAATGTTCAGCAGACGCAACGTGCCAAGGGAATCGAAGAAGCAAAGGCTCGTGCCGTGGAGTTTTATCCCGATGCGGGCAAAGCCGATTCAGCCCTTGTTAAGAAGATGAATGAGATCTTCGACACGATGGTCGATACAGGAAATCCCCTCGTAAAAGACCCTTCGATGCCCTTCAAGCTGACACAAATGGCCGCTAATGAATTAGGGATTGCACCTCGCAACCCTAGTGCAAAAGCACCCTCGCCAAGTGTCGCCCGCAAGGCTCCGTCTATTCAACCCGCGAGCGGTAACGCCCGCACAACTCCACAAGCTCCGCTTAATGCTAAGGCTTTGGCCGACAAACTGGACGATCTTGAGTCGTATCAGCTCTTGATGGCGAAGCTCTAGGGCGGAGCTTACAAACCCAACAGAATAGGAGGATAATAAGATGCCTAATCTTTTAATCCCAACAAACAACACGACGAGCGATATCTCGTCACAAGCTTCCAATTTTCTACCCGAACTTTGGAAGAAAGGGGTTCAATTATCGGAGGCTGCGGAGAATTTCTTCCAGCAATTCGAAGGACCCACAGAAAGCTACCCAGTCATGTCAGTCCGTGACTTGAGCAAAGGTGCAGGGACGAAAATCACGTTCCGCACCATGGCTCAGTTGTACGGCGAAGGCGTGCAGGGTGAAACACTCATCCAAGACAACACGGAAGACTTCCGAGTCGGATCTTATAATCTGACTGTGGATTTCTTGCGTCACGCTGTCTCTTACAATCGTCGGCTCGAGGAGAAAACTGCTCTCGCCTCCGAATTGAAGAGCAATGTGCCTGTGATGCTCGGCAACTGGCTCGGACGGATGAAAACCGAACGACTCCAGAAGCTGTTCCTCCACAGGGGTACTGCGAAAAACTACTACCAGGCTAACGGAAAGGCCTCGATCAATGCGCTGTCGCATACCGATACCCTCTCCTATGACGGCTTAATCGCCGCTGGTCAGCAACTCCGCACTCGTGGGGCACGCCCTGCGACCATCGGCCAAGTTGGCAAAAACAAGATCCAGAAGTTCGTTATCGTTTCCACAGGCGAAGGCTTGCTTTCCCTCAAGAGCGAATCGAAATATCTGGCCGCCTTGAACGCCGCCGCCGCCGCTGAAGGTGAAGGTGCGAAGCAGTTCACTGGTGGATACGTTGATCTCGATGGTCACGTCATCCGTCAGTTTGACCCTGCCGACCACGATGGTTTCGGTGCGATCGGATCTCCGATCAATGCCAAAGCCAGCTTGGGCGTCGCCATCACCTCAGCTAGTGTCTTGGCCGCAAGCGCGACTTCCTTCACCCTCAAGGGTGGTGGATCTGCTACCGCCGCCGCCAAAACCGCTCCGAAGTACTTCAAGTTCTTCAGCGGGTACACCTATCCGACTGGTCTCGACCAGAGCGAAACCGCCATTAACTTCTCGAATCCTACTGGCACAGCCAGCGGGACGAGCTACACGGCTGGATACGTTCTGATCCTGTCGAGCGGTAAGTATGGCTTGTACAAATACACCACAAACGACGGAAACACGCTGAACATCACCAAGGCATTGGTTCCTTCCGACGCAACTATCGGCGGAAGCAACACCCTTGCAGTCAAAAAGGCTACGGCCACAACTGGATGGGATGCGTCCGAAGCCACCCTCAACAGCAACGCATTTGCTGATTCAAAGATCACCAACTCTCACAGCGTTGGGGATTTGATTATCGAGTGCAACTCGTCGGGCGTACCGATTGGTCGCACGATGGTTCTCGGAGCTATGGCCGCAGTTCGCGGTTACGGATCCTTGGACGGCGAGCGTTCTGAAGAGACGTTCGATGGCGAGTTCATTCGCAAGACCTACATCACGAGCATCTTTGGGCAAAGCCCTTATGTCCGTGTTGACGGCGAACAACCCAACTACCTCGTACTGAACCACGCTGTTCGTTACGCAGGCTTGGTGTTGCCCGTAGACAACGTCTAAGTCTATTGGAGAGCGGGGTCGGGGGGAAACCCTCGGCCCCGCCTTTCCTTTTTATGAAGCTCGTCATCACAATTACTGGTTCTTCACGATACAACCCAGCCATCAGACTCTCTGGTGGATCTGGTAGGTACTATACTTTTATTTGGAGCAACGAATTTAATACCCATGTCTGGAATCAAGGCGTTATTAGCCAAGAGGATTCCTCGTCGGTGGATGATATTTTCGCTACTAAAGATGCTTTTTACAGGCCAGCGGTTAAAATTGTTAAAGAAGATGAGAAGCCTGTTGATGAAACCCCTGCCCCTGTTGCAAAGACTAGGAGGCCTCGCAAGGCGGTGGCTGTATGAACGTCACCCAAGCCATAGATGCAATTTATGAAGTGTTCGGCATACCAAATAATGCGTCTGCCCCCGAAATCATGCGAAGGCGGATATTCAACGACCTTAATTCGGCGTTGCAACTCATCTGGTCAAAAGGGCATAGGCTCTTGGATTACTACACTCGTCAGACGATTACTGCGACCATCACGGCCAACTCAAATAATGTTGTCCTCAGTGACTCGGTGTCGGCGGTTCTAGGCCCTGTAAGGCGTGTTTCCGATAGTGTTGGTCTTCGCCCGATCCGCACAAGGGGCGAGTACGATTCTTTTGCCTCAATCTATGCTGGATCTCTGACAGCTCTTACTGGTGCGCCACCTCAAGCCTATTTTGCAGATCAAGAACGGCCTACGCCAGATTCAGCTGACTCGACAAAAATCACGCTGTTTGTAGTGCCATCACCTACCGCAAGCACATCTCTCTCGATAGAAGTTTCGCTTAAAGCCCCCGCTTTCACTACTACGGATTACGTAAGCTCCACAGCAATCCCGATCCCGCATAACTACGCAGAGACCCTTCTATTGCCTATTGCTCGCTACCTTTCCAGCAGTTCCCTGTTCTTTGCCGATAAATCCAAACAGAGAGAGCCTTTGTTAAAGGCCGAGTATGACAGGGCATTAAAAACCCTAGAGGAGGCCAAATGACATCATTACAGCTCGCCCAAAGGGTCATTTCATTTACTAATCTTCCAAACGATCCAATCTCTATACCAGCCGATCTGGCCGCTACTTTGATTGGTGCGATCAATGCTGGGTTTGCAAAATACTACTTTTCAGCTCCTTCTGGCCGTAAGACAACTCCTGTAACCTCGTTCCAGCTTGCCCCTGTAAGCGTGTCGGTGGGGCTGACCCAAGGATCCAGGAATGTGACAGGCCTTACCCTGTCCTCTGATACTGACAGGATCGGGGATACGCTTGAGGTCGGTGATCGCAAGTGTCCTCTTGGCATTGGATCTACCCTTCGTGATCCGTGGTCTTTAGCAACTGGGACTTATACTGGTATGCTTTATGACGATGCGATCCCTTTGTGGGCGCCAATCCGTCGTATTGAAGGATCTGTAATCTGGGACGAAGACCATCGCCTAACCTTCCTTTCCGAAGCTCCGTTACGTCAAGACACCCTCACTTACTACAGGCAGAGTGGGCTTCCCGCTTACTACACAGCCGAGTACCTCGGAGACACTATCGGCGGAGGGGCTAGGGCTTTAGTTCGGGTTATCCCCTTGCCTACCAAGGCTTCCTCGATCCGCTTCTCAGCCTCGCTAGAGCCACAGCAGTTGGTTCTAACGGATCTACAGATTCCTATTGGGATTTACACCCCAAGCTCTGACATCGAGGCTTTCCTAGTTCCCCTAATCGTTGGGGAGCTTGCGACAACTTCCCTGCTCAAACCAGAACTAGACAAAAACCTTATCGTAAAGAAGGCGTCGGAGTCCTTGGCCTTCTTGAAGTCGTACCATGAGCCTATCAGCGGTGCGATGAACAAGATGATGACTCCTGTGGGGTTTTAATATGGCTCTTGTCGTACCTATCGCATCCTCGGCCAGCGTAATTGAGAGCATCCTCTTTAAGGTACGGAGAGGGATTGCGTTGTCTCGGAATGCTTCTCAAGCCAATCCAAACACAGGCGTAATGGCCGATCTTCCAGAGAAGATTGATTTCGAAATGACCCTCTTGAAATCTTATCAGAGCCTAACAAACAACAGAATTCTTGATAGCCTTGACGAAGTCATTTCAAGCGAAGTGTCTGGCGATAGTGATTTAGAGCTATCTTCCACCACAGAGAAAAGCTCTGAGTCCTCCGTAGGGATGGGCAACGAGCGGGGAGTTGGCAATAGTAGCGACATAGCGGCCAGCCGCGATGGCGCTCTGGGCGGAAGCCATGGCAATGGCAATGGCAATGGGAACGGCCAAGACAAGGGCCACGGCCAAGGCAAAGGCAATGGGTACGGTAAAGGCCACGGCAATGGCAACGGCAACGAAAAAGGCAATGGTAAAGGCAACGGCAACGAAAAAGGCAACGGCAGTGGTAAAGGCCACGGCAATGAAAAAGGCAACGGCAATGGGAAAGGCCACGGCAGTGGTAAAGGCAACGGCAATGGAAAAGGCAACGGCAATGGAAATGGAGGCGGTGACGAACAGCGATGCACCTACCAAGATCACGAAGCCAACAGGGAATATGACAAATTCGACACCGACACAGGAAGCATCACGGGAATATCTAACTAAGGAGCTTTATGGGATATCAACTTGTAGACACAAAGAACAACTCGCTTGCCAACAATTCGGCTAGCACATCGAATAGCTCGTCTAATAGCAATTCTTCAAGCAATTCAAATAGCTCGTCTAATAGCAATTCCTCAAGCAATTCAAATAGCTCGTCTAGCAGCAATTCCTCAAGCAATTCAAATAGCTCGAGCAGTTCTAGCTCTAAAAGCAATTCTAGTTCAAACAGCTCGTCGAGCTCTCAATCCAGCTCGAATTCCAATAGCACATCTAGTTCAAGATCTTCTTCGAATTCGCAAAGTAGCTCAAGCTCGAGATCCCTAAGTAGCTCAAGCTCACGTTCGAGCTCGAACTCAAGCTCAAGATCCTCGGCTCAGTCTAGTAGCAGTTCGACGTCGCAATCCTCCTCGAAAAGCGGTTCAAGTAGCACGTCTACCTCGAGAAGCTCCAGCACAAGTAGCAGTCGCTCTACATCTGGGCAGACAACAAGAACAGAAACCCAAAAAGATGACGTAGGGTGTGTTATTAGATTTAGCGTTCCAATAGTTGTCCAGTACCCAGGAGATGTTTCATGAGCCGAGCTGAACATCGTGAGTTTATGTCCGAGCGAATGGCGAGAATGGAAGAGCGCATGATTTCCATGTCCAACGACGTCACCGAGATGAAGGCGGTTATGGAGAGAAGCTTCTCGAGCTTTGGGGATATAGCCAACAGAGTTTCTGCGCTGGAGGGCTTCAAGAAGTTCTTCATTCTAGTTGCATCGGCTTTGGGGACTATTGTTGGGATTGCTGTAGAGGCGGCGATTAACTGGAGAGGCAAATGACTATCGTTGATCTTGCTGATCTCGATACATTTATCCGTGATTCCTTGTTTGAAGTAAGAAGAGGGATTGCAAACTCACGAAATGCAACACAGGCAAACCCCTTAAATGGGGTGATGGTCGATCTGCCAGAAAAGATAGATTTCGAGGTAATGGTGGTATCTGACTACCAGTCCTTAAAAAGAGTTTCCTCAACTATTGAGAGTACAAAAGAGAGTCTGCGTGGATCTGGTTCTGAGCGTTCCTCCGCAGGGGAGTCTGGGGGAACTTCTGAATCTGAATCTTCAGCCGATACGAAAACCACGACAGCTAACGATTCTGATCTCGAGTCTTCCTCGGCCAGCGAGAATGAGTCTGAGAGTTCCTCTGAAAGCGAATCTGAATCGGTTGCTAAAGCAGAGTCAGACTCTGAATCTGATGCTGACGCAAAAAGCGATTCCTCCTCAAATAGTGACTCTAAGGCAGACTCAACAAGTGAGTCTGATTCTGACTCGGAATCCGATTCTGATTCAAAATCCAATTCTGATTCGGAATCCAATTCTGATTCAAAATCCAATTCTGACTCGGAATCCAAGAGCACCTCAACATCAGATTCGACTTCTGATAAACAGAACAGCAGACAAATTGAAATTCATGCCGAAGCTAATGACCGAGCATCTAAGGCATTTGACGAAGAAGAGGGCTCATGGGGTGGGCAAGGCCAAATCAGCACTCCGCAACTACCGCAAACACCATGCAAATGTTAATCCTGTTTTTAGTTGTTCTGCTTTGCGGGTGTTCAACACCTAGGCAGTCGGCTGACTTCTCTGTAGCGGAAGCTCGTATCGACGAGGCTATCGCTGTCGCCAACCCAGAGGCCAAGAAGCACCTAGTAGTAGCTAAAGCCCAACTGGAAAGTGCCGTACAGGCATGTAAGCAGACATCTTTGGATCTGGACGAGGCGGTCAAAGAGAAGAACGAGGCAATCAAGGATGCTGGGGTCTGGAAGGACAAACAGCGGAAAGCCTTGAAAGAGCTTTGGATCTATCGGGGTGCGCTTATCGCTTTAGGGCTATGGATGTTTAGAGGGGTCATATTTGGGGGCATTATGTTTGTGGCTAGGAAGTTCGTGGGGATCCCTTGGTGAAGAAGTTCCTCTCCAAGTTCCAAGGTCTTGGCTCGTTTTGTATAGCCATCATTGTGTTCTGGTCGGCCGCCCCGCTGATCCAGCACTTTGATCCATCGGCTGGGACGTATGACCGAGGATCCCTACATGGTCTAATTTTAGGGTCTTCTGCCTATTTGCTGGCGGTGTGGCTCAGTTGGTTCGTCATCCAGATGGAGTGGCCTTCAATCAATGAATATATCGACAGCTTGAGCTGGTTACAGGACTGGAGATCTACAACCAGAACTGTACGCCTCGTCATTGTGCTTTGCCTATGGTGCGTCCTTTTTATAGGAGCCGTGGTATGCCTTCTTGGCTGGCGTTAATCCTAATCCCCTTCCTGTCTTTTGCCGATGACCGAGGATGCGTCCTTGTGCAAGCCAGAAAGCTGGTTGGCGTAAAGGAGTGGGGTGTAAATACAGGCCCAGAGGTGGATCTGTTCTTGTCCTCGGTCGAACTTGAGCCAGGGAATCCTTGGTGTGCCGCTTTTAACTACTATGTGTTCCGTGAGGCTGGATATGGCGACCTAGTACCCAAAACAGGCTGGAGTCCTTCTTGGGTGGTTGGTGGCAAGAGGGTCAGCTACTCGCCCCCTGCTTCGGTATTTGGAATCTACTTTAGTTCCCTCGGTCGGATAGCCCATACAGGACTGATTGAGCGAACCGAGAATGGGTTTGCGACCACAATCGAGGGCAATACCAACTCGGCTGGGGATCGGGGTGCTGGCGGGGGTGACGGCGTATACCGAAGGAAAAGGTCGATGAGGACACTCGTGTGCCGAGATTGGCTAAAGTGATAATCTCCCAATTCATCAAGGGTTTAATTGAGTTGTGGGTTGAAAGAAAGCCCGAACAGGAGAGGTCAACCTTTTCTCGTTGGCTGTGGAGCAAGCGTCCTGGCACTCGGACTCCGTGGGATTTTAGGGATGAAGACAGAGACGGATACGATGATCGTTTTGAGCCCCAGAAAGACGACAACTACTACAGATGAAAAAATACCAAAAGTTTATGGCGGGGTTCGACCTCCACGGAGATATGCAAGATAGAGCTGTGACAAAGAAGTTCTTCCAGTTTTCAGAAGCATTTAGACCAGATATAAAAATAATGGGCGGAGACCTCTTTGACTTTCGTGGATTGAGAAAGAAGGCCGACAAGGCCGAACAGGCAGAAAGCCTCTCCGACGACGTAGCCTGTGGGATCGAGTTCTTGAGTAAATGGATGGATGGTAAAGGCACAAAGGTCTGGCTTCGCGGGAATCATTGCCAGCGACTCTGGGATGTGGCCGAAAGCGAATCGGACGGACTAAAGCGAGATGCGGCGATTAAAGGAGTCCAAGAGCTAGACGATCTGTGCAAAACCCTTGGGATTAAAACCTATCCTTACTCAAAGAGACTTGGGATCCATCGGGAGGGTCGCCTTTGCTTCCTTCACGGATATGCCGCTGGGGTCTATGCCCTCCGCAAAACCCTCCAGAGCTATGGAGAGAATGTGATTATGGGGCATACCCACACCATCCAATCTGTCTCCGTTGAGGGGCTTGTTCCCAAGCAAGGTTGGGTCGCTGGATGCTTATGTCAGTTAGACTATGAGTACAACCGCTCAATGCTTGGCACTCTGAATCACGAGAATGGCTGGGTATATGGCCTTATCTTTGACGATGGTAGCTTTGCCGTCTACCAAGCCAGACAGATCGCTGGCAAGTGGATCTTGCCGACAGAGTTTAAGGAGATTTAGCTTTTGGAAGCAGTCGGTAGTGGGGAATCATTCTGCCACTACCATTTGAGATCAATACTCGGAATGACTTCCTTTCGGCAAGCCCTAGACTCATCAATCTTGTAACAGCCTTGGATGCGTGGCCGTGGGTCTTGCCTAGCTCCTTAGAGATTTGTTTTATTGTTTTCCAGCCATCTGGGATTGGACTCACTTTTTCTAATAAGTGCTTTTGCAAGGCTACTGCCCATTCGCTTTTCATTCGTAGATTACGAGTCCTCCGAACCCATCTTGGATATTGTAATCACGCCGTTTGAACCAGCCGTCACCTAGCTCATAGGCACAGACAAGCCGACCAAGCGGTGCTGTGGCGTATAATAGACCTTGGGGGCTGAACAACTGGAAGTGGTATTGGCTGTCGGCGTTGAATGGGGCAGATATGACCACATACCCGCAACTCAAACGACGAAGGTTTTCAAGGAACGAGGGAACATCTTTGACGTGCTCGATTACATCAAAGGCAGAAACCACCCCAAACTGACCAACCACCTCTTCCAGAGGCAGGGATATATCCACATTTAGATCGGGCGCTGGATCCTGTGTTACTGGGATGAAGCCGTGCTTGGAGATCCTCTCTTTTGAGTAGCCAAGCCCCGCCCCGACATCCAGCCAGAGCCTATTCTTGATAGGCATCGCAGAAAGGATTGAGGACGCTAACCCTTGTGTGAACCATTGGGTGTCTTCCCTGCCCTCCACTCCGCCTATGTTTGCTAGGTCGGTTTTCATATATATTTAGAGAATCTTTTGAAGGCACACTTAGGGCATCCAATACCCTTCTTTAGGTTGTCGTATGCGTTATCAGCCATCCGCCTTGATTTATTGGGGCTAAAGGCAATCTGGGAAAGTCTGTGAGAGGCCTCGTCGTTACTTGAGACCAGAAAGCCAGTCTCTTGGTCTTTAATGAACTCTGGGACTCCGCCTTGATTCGCCCCGACCACCACAGCTCCGCTGGCGACGGCCTCAAACAAGACACGTGGGGCGTTTTCCTTTACTGGATACCACATCAAAAGGGCGTGGGCGTCTCGGAAGTAGTTAGCCAGAGTTGCGGGGCTGTAGATATGAGGGACTAGCTCGGCATTGATCTTGCCGTGGTATGGATGCCCTTCTTTGCCTACATCGCCCAATAGCTCCTCACCCTCCCTGCCCCATCCGACAACATTCAGTCTTGTTGTGACCCCAAGAGGAGCCGTCACCTTGTAGAACAGATCCCACATATCACGAGGGTATTTGAAGGGTTCATCGTCCCTGCCAATTCTTAATACATTGAGAGTATCTAGGGACTTATTGGAAAACCTTAACCTTCCCCACTTGCTATCAATGTTAAAGAACGGAGGAACGTGCTGGAGATCCGCAGAAAGCCCGACTTCGTTTAGGCGTTTGGTCAGCTCTCCAAGCTGGAAGGCCGACTGGCAAAGGATCTTTAGGTTCTTGGTCTTGGCTATGCCGACCAGCTCTTTGTCCCGAAGCACATTCATACAAGGCCAGTAGACCACTTGCCGAGGGGTCTCCTCGTGTTTCATTAAATACTCAAACAGGCCATCCTCGCACCAGCACCAGACGCTCTGGCCGTTGAACATGCCAGGGGAATAGGCCTCTGTGGTTGCACCAAGAGAATCTAAGTACCGCCTCCTTGGTTCGGAGGTTGAGAGAACATCTGTTCCCTGTGGAACAACGCAAGTGACCTCGACTCCGTTGTCTCGGAATAGCTCAATGGCGTGGCCTGTTTCGGGTCCCGCCCCACCGCATTGGTGCAGATATCCCCAAATGTAAATCTTCATAGTCTTGGGAGTTTCCTCTTGAGCTGAAACCACGCAAAGAGACCACGAACGATAGTCCTCTCAAGGTGGTCGATGGCCGTCTCCCCATTGTTGTCGGGCTGGGGTTCATTGAGGTGGATCTGTTGCTGGGCTGTGACAGCGTGCTTGATCGCCCTGCAAATATGGTAGTCGTAGGTAGGCTTGTCCTTATAAAGCCATTCTCCAAAGGCCGACTTGGATGATCCGTTGCTCATAATTCTACGAGTTATCTCGGCGGCGGCGTTAGCCAGCTCTGCAATAGATGGAACGTGTTTCTGGTCTTCGGTCATGTCTTTCATAGCAACTCGTCTCTCTTTCTTGGCATTTCTGGCCTGTTTATATCAAAGGTGTAATTCTCCAATCCTCGGATCTCCCTCATATCCACGCATCGGTGTTCCCCTGTTGAGCAGATCTCGACCAAGTAAATAGGGTTATGGGAGATTCCGTAGTCGATGGTGGCAATCCATAGAGCTTGTCCTAGCGGAGTCTGAACCCAGCGAGGGCTTGGCAGATAGCTGGTCATTTGACCCTCTTCCAGATCTCGTCGTTCTTATCAAACCTCAAAGACCAAGTCATAACCTTGTTGTAGATCGAATAGCCCCAGCCAAACCTCAGAATGGTGTTGGATATGAAGTCCCCGATCCAATAGAGAGTCCAAGCCAAAGCTCTCATTTAACCTCACAGGGCGGAGACGCTTGCCTTGCGTCAAATGCCCTCCTCCAAAGAGTTTTCTTTAGTCCGTCAAAGTCCTTCCGCTTAACTCTGTCAGTAATAAACCAGAGTTTAGATCCGCTCATTTCACAGGGAGCAGAAGCCTTTTTCACCTCCTCCGTAAAGCAGTAGGCCTCAATCGTGTATGTGGGCATCACGCCCTTAACAAGGATCAGCTCTCCTTCGTCCTTGTCCTTCACCTTCCACTTGCCGTCTTGGGAATGCTTAACATCAATGTTGGTGTAAGGCAGATCCCCGCTACCAGATCGGTAGGTGTCCACAGATCCGTCCCAGTAAAGGCCTAGATACTTTGCCACCGCCATTTCAGCCCCAGCGGCCTCAACGTGCTGACCCCAAGACATCACAGGGTTACAGGGGTAAACATCCCTAGACTCTTTTTTAAGGGCAGACTTGTTCCTAGAGGAACCGACCAGAACAGCCACCTCGGCCTCGTACCCTTCAAGTCTGACAACTATCATAGCCGATTCTCCACAGCCTTGGCCTTGTGCTTCTTGGCAAGCTGAAGGGACTCTTTAGCCATTAGGGTTACGGCTTCGTAATGGGTTAGGCATTGCTGGATCGAGTAAACCATCGGCGTAGGAGCTGTCTTGGAGATTGAGCGAAGTAACTTGTTTCCGTATTCGAGGCTATCCAAGAGTCTTGAGAATCGCTTTACGCTCATAGTCTCATCTCCGCCCGCTTTGAGGACTCGAACGAACGCCAGACCTCGATCTTGGCTTGCGCTCCGATCATCAGCCAACGCAGACGCTCCTCTTCTTGAACGGCTTCCTTCAATCCAAGCAACAGCTTCTGGTACTCATCGTGGGAGTAGGCCTCTCGCTCCTGAGCGGCGATTGTGACCATCCCATCGTCGCTGGCGTCCCGCATCAAGATGGCCTTCTTGGTCTTTCTGAATTCCTCCAGATAGATGCGGTTGGCTTTGGCCTGTGCCAACGGCAAGGCGTTATCTCGGATAAAGTCTAAGGCTTGAAGTGGCTCGGTCATATCATTCTTTGGATCGAGCGAACTGAACGCCGAAGAACCCTAGAGATCCTTCGAGTGTCCCAGCCCAGCTTGCTAAGATTGCGAGCGACTTGGTATCGGGCATCAGCTCCAACGCCATATCGGTCGTGGCGTAGGACGATGTCCATCGAAACGCCAACACTCTGGCATTCCTTTTCAAGTTGATCGTCATCGGTTTCGGTAGGCTTTACGAGACGCTTGCCCTCCAGGACTTCGACTCGTTCTTCCACCTTCTTTACTCGCAACCCGAGGGCCGCGACCATTCCTGTAGTTAGATCTTGTTGGCTTATCATTGTTTTGTGACCTCTTTTATGTTTTGTGACTTTATGGTGTGGGTTTCTTCTTTCTCATCGAGTAACTCTCGAAGTGCTTCCTTGAGTGCTGGCGATCCTTTCACCAGCTCTGCGGGATCCTTGATCTGTTGATGGGCGACCATAATCTGCTGGCGTTCCATCGGGCGTCCGATGGCGTAGGCCAAGGCCAGTTCGCAGGACTTGAGGCGGGTTGGGAAATCCACGACCTCGTCGGCCTGTTGCCTTTGTCCGTCCCATTGAAACTTGGTTGCCCCCAGACCCTCCTTCAACACAGACAGAATGGTCTTCTGCATATCTGGGGAGTTCAGCTCGTTCTCGAGCCACTCGGTCTTTTTCTTGGATAGGTCGGCTACCTTTTCTCGTGTGGTTAGGGTTGGCATACGGCCTCCTTATTTGCATTTGCCATTTGGAATGCTCTTTCCCAAACAGCCTTCGGCGTTGACGCTTGGAGCATCGCCAAGCTAAGTCTTTCTCTTACGGCAGTTCCGATTAGACCAACGACCACATCCACGGAGTTATAGTCAATAGGGGTTGGCCGAGGGCTGTCGCACGATGACTTTGTTGGCTTGGCTTGGATCTTCGGCCTTATGTCATTTGAATCCGAACGGCGGGCGCAGTTCCTAGCACAGGCCTTCCAATCCACGACAGCGGTACGGCCACCGACCTTCCAGCCATTGGCTTCGTAGTAATCAAAAGCCTTCTCCGCATCCCCAGCATTCCAGCCCTTAATGCTGTTTGCGTACTCAAGCCACTCCTCACGAGTGGGCTTCTTGCTCTTTGGGGCTATATCCCTTTTAGGACTTTTAGGCTCTGGGGTCTTGGATCTGTGGCGGATCTGGCGTTCACGATCCGACTCCCTTACAGCCTCATCCCTTCGCATTCTCCGTGAAAACACGACATTCTTTTCGTCCCTGCTGAAAACCCCATTGGCCTCAAGCTCTTTAAGCAATGTCCTGGTAGTCTGGGAATCCTCGCCAATGATCCGAGAAATCTGCTCAACCGATGCAGGGCTACCGCCTATAAGAAGGAATCCGTGAGTATTGGACTTTGCCATCATTGCCAGTAGATCCATCCAGAGACCCCTTGCTCCAATCGAGCATGAGCGAAGGCTTTCGTCTGAGAGCCAGTCGGATGGGAAGAATTTAATCCAAGGTAATTTCATAGTTTTGTAATCTTTACTTCGATGCAGGGTTTTTCTGTCTTCCCCGCATATAACTTTAAGGTTTCGCCAGCAACGATCTGGCTGTCATCCACCCAGAACATCGCTTGTGTAAGAGCGTCCTGTAGTGGCTTTAATAGGTTGTCCCTGTCTGGACGGACTGGAGCTGGCTGACGGCCATTGGCTTTAAGCCTTTGGGGTCGCCTTAGTACAAAAGTAACATCGCAACGGAGTGGTCCTTGGATCTGTTCCTTGGCGTACCGCTTTGAGGCAAAAATAAGCTCACGCACATACGCCTTGGAAGTAGAGTCACGGAACACTCTTGGCCGACCGCCCTTGCCAGAGAAGCGCAGACCAGACTGAATCGACTTTGGTTCGATGTTTAGTTTGAATTCCATGTTTGCCAGCAGGCTTTCAGTTTTTGCAAGACCGACCGATTGTTGTTCCGAAGCGTCACCACTAAGTTTTCTCCTGTCCTATCGAGATCCACGACTGCCTGCTCAGTGCTTTTTAGCACTTCAAAGGCACATTCCTCGGTGATCTCCATCGCCCCATATCGGTAGGCATACAGGGCGACCACGTTCTGCCAGAAGTTGGTTTGCTTCCTTGCAGATCCAATTACATCCTCGGGTTTAGTTTTTTGCGGTCTATTCATCGTCTTTCTCCTTTGCTTGGGGTTGCCCAGACCAATGGTGGTACAGGGCTTGCATAAACTTACTTCGCTGTCCCTTCGTCTGGTCTCCACGGCTGTCGACAAACACATCGGGGCTTTCTTGGAACTCGACTAGCACCAAGTAGGTGGCGTTGGATTCCTTTAGGCTCGAAAGAGCCTTGATAGCCTTTTCGTCTGCCTTCACGCCACCATCCTCAGTAGATCTTTCTGTCTGCGGGGGCCTTTGCGGGTTGGAGGGAGGGCAACAAGTGTGTGGCCGATAAGGCTCTGTGGAATGGAGCTTTTCTTTTTATGAGGGACAACGGTGTACCCCTTTCGCTTGGCGTATGTAACAGTTGCCTTGTCGACCTTGTAGCGTTTTGCGATCTGAATTGCTGGCATACCTCCGTCTGCCAAGGCCTTCCATTCTGCCCATCGCTTTGCGACCTCTTCTGGCGACCTTCCGTATCTCTTCCTTGGGGTAGTCCTCATTCCCTCAAGAGTGATCTGGAAGCGAACCTCTTTTGCCAGATCCATTGTGACCTTCGTGTAGGCATGGATGAGCCTCTCAAAGGCAGTCACACGCTCCTCAAGGAACATGATTGTTTTGTGCTGTTGCCAGATCTGCTCGTTCAAGAGGCTGACCTCCGAGTCGGCTACTAACTTCTTAATTTTTTCGTATGTGGTTTCCATATTTCTCCTTATGACCTCATCAGTCGTTGTGAATTTTTCATTTCAATGATGTCGGCAAGCACCGACTCGATTTTCGCCTTTGCTTCCTTCTCCTTGAGACCCGCCTTCGAAGCCAAGCTCCTAGTCGCATCGGTCAACGAAACGGAGGAAGCACCCATCGCCACTTCTTCGCCAAACGCCTCTTTGATGAGGTGATAGGCAGATGCAGAGCTGGTGATGGATCTCCGCTTGCTGTTAATTAACTTCCAACCAGGAATCTCGCCTCCAGCGTCAAGGATCTCCCTCGCCCGCTTCCGCACATTATCAATCACGCTCTCGGCCAAGGTGCAGACTTCTAGTAGCCTTGGGAGCTGACTGATTTCAATGACCGCCGAGGTTGTAGTCGTGAGGGTTTTTGTGGCTTCCTGTGCCTCTGGGCAGATCCCTGTGGCTTTGCAGTACTGACACCAAGGGCCAACTTGGCGGGTGGCAGACTTATCGGCGATCCTGTCCAAGGCCAACAAGGTGCGTTCCCTCTCCAGTCGGATCTCTGATCGAGTCATCTTCTGCAAGACGATTGGATTGTTGGGCTGGAGAATGGTCACATAGACCTCCTCAAGTCCGTATTCGTCGGCCGCCAAGAAGGCCAACACCCGAAGCTGGTGGCTCTTCTCGGTGGGAACGATCCCCATCCCTGTCTTGTAGTCTACGATCAGCCCACGCTTAACGATGGTATCCGTCCACAAAACAAGGTCGGGCTTTCCAGTCATCAGCGGAGTTTCCCCACGCTTCAAAACAAGTCGCTGTTCCCTGCTGGCCGTCAGCTTGCCCTTAAAGGTTTCGTCAACGGCTTTGACCTCAAGGCGGAAAGCCTCCACGGCTTGCTTTTCCATCTCTTGCAAAAGCTCGGCACATTCCACTTCGTCGGCGCTAGGCAGGTCATTGACCTTTCCGTCAGCCAAGGCGAAGTGAATCCGATCCCCTCTTTTTGCTTCTGGCCCAGTTTCCGTGTCTGGGATCAGCTCCTCCAGTTGCACAGAGCCGACGCAGTTTGTCCACCGCTCGGCCTTTGATGCACTAGGAAGCCCCATCCGCCCGTCATCAAATGTCATATTGCTCCCTCCGAGGCTCTAGCCTGTATTTCAGATCTCAGATGTTTGTAGTAGAGGCTTCCAGTCTCCCGACCTTTCGGGAATTCAGTCCAAGTCTTCTTGTCCTGTTCAGCCGTCCACTTTCCAGCCCGCATTGCCTCAAGCCTGTCGATGGCCTCCTTGATGGAGGCGGTCTTCATTTTATTGATTTTCAATTTAGCTCCTTCCGCACCCAGTCGATTAGGACGCAAAAGCAAGCCACCAAGAAGACCAGACCCGACACCCCCATCCCTAAGCCTATTAGGACAAAGACGATGGTGCGGATCCATTCGGCTATCTCTTTCCAAAGCGAGAATTCAGAAGGGGAGATCATCAGATTCATCGCCTCCTCCTTGCGGTTTCTCGGGGTTTTCTAAAAGCACTTCGGCAATGATCTCGTTCCGCTCGATGTCCTTTTTGAAGGGCTTGCCATCGTTGGCGAGTTTCAGTTCCTGTCGTGCCAGCCACTCTAGGTAGCGGAGACCTTCCTCATCCTTGGCAACTTGGCGAATGGTCAGACCCTTGTACTTCCCAAAGGTCATAGCCATATCACGAGTCGGGGCGTTGGGATCACGTTTCGGCAAGGCCTTCGCTTCACGCACGATTGCCTCTGCAAAGTCCTTCTTCAACGCCTTCTCTTCCACGATCTCGAGCTTGGGAGCTGGAGAAGAGATGATCTTCACAGGGGCTGTGGTTGCGTAGGAGGAAGAAGAGAAGCCACCTTCTGGAACTTCTTCGGCTGGGGTGACAGAGAGGTTCTTTACTCCCATCAAAGGCACGCAAGAGGCCAGAGCCATCTTACAAACTTTTGAGGCCGCGCGAGTCTGAGCCATACTGCGTACTGCGTATTCGGGGGCTGACTTCCAGCGTGCTTCTGTGCGGTCACAGAATCCCTCCGCCTCTGCCACCACTACTCCGTTATCGACACGTTTTAGGTAGGCCTTGGCAACAAACCCTTCTCCCTCCTTCTTTACCTCGCCTCCGCTGACTACAAATCCAAATGCGTTCGCCATCATCGCCCAACCTGGACTTTGAATATATTTCTTTCCTTGGATTTCGATGGTTTGACCAAGCACGCCCTCACGGACGGCGTTGGCTATTTCAATGGAACGGCGATGAAGAGCAGTCGGGTCAGTCAACTGATTGTATCGCTCTGTGGTCATTATTTGGCTCATGGTTCTCCTATACTTTTTCTATTTTGGGTTGGAGAAGGCGTTCGGCCTCCTCCTCGGGGATAAGTCCGTTACGGCAAATTATTGAGCCAGCTTCGATCAGCTCGAAAACTTGGCAGAGAGAAAAGCCCAGTCGTTTTGCGAGGACTGAGGAGGAGATTCCTTTTAAGGAGTTGCGATTACCAACCGATACATTTGACCAAAAATTTTTAAGAGGTTCGGATTTTGTTTCGCTTGCTACTCGTAATTCGCTCTCGGAGATGACGCAGTCGATACCAAGCAGATTCTTCTGCTTGCCATAAATATTGTATCGAATTTCATTCTGATCGCTTGGTAGCCCACCTTTTGAGGATGTTTCTTTTTGCGGCGAGACGCTTCTTTTCACTGCGAGATCTCCCACCTTTTGCACCGAGAATTTTCATCAGACTGGAAACTTTTTCTGAGGTGCATCGACCAGAGATTGCTACACCGACCTCATTTGTCACCAAAAATCTTTCAATTCTTTTTCGAGCCCTCTGGGAGGCCACGACAGCTGGCGACATTAGGGCTTCACCCCTCGCTTTGACTGCGGGATCGATGTCTGGGCAGGCTCTGGAGCAGTCCACACAGCCCTTCCTAGAGCCTCGCCAGCAAGAGAGGACAGGCTGGAACTCCGACTCTATCTGCGCCTCGTGGTGGATGGGATATGTGTTAGTCCCCCTCTCCGACTTGGCATACCAACGGCCATCTACCTCCGTAATGATACAATCTGCTCCAGCTTTGAAGCCAACAGCGAGCTGTCCCCACGACTCCCCCGCTACGCTCCGAGAGGGACAATACCTTAATTTCTTCATACAATCGGGTACTATCCCGTGTGCTATCCTCATAAACCCGTAACTAATAGGGCTTAAGCACCACCCCCGTGTCCCCTCACGGGTATCGCTTGGATCTACAAAGATAATCTTCACAACTTGTTAATGAAGCCAAAGGGCTACTAATTCGGCAAATCCAAAAAAAGGTGTAAAACACCGCAAGGTGTTGAACACCAGAGACTTCATATTGGTGTTGCCCTGCATGCCTAGGGTTGGGTACTCGTGTATGAATGCCCAACAAGCGCCACCCAGCCAGAAAGTTCATGGGATTCTGGGCTACGTCTCTCCTCAAGGAAAAACTACGGGAACACGCAATTAAAGAACGGACTACCCTATCTGTCTTGATGCACGACATATTGGATGATTACTTATTGAAGTTCCGAAACAGAAAAGGACGCTTACGCAATGAGAGCAATTTTAATAGATCCAAAGGGAACCCCAGCAATTAGCGAAATTAAGATTAAGGGTGATCTGGCTGGGATCCAGAATCTGGTCGGCGGCTACATCGAGGCTATTGGAATTGGTAGCGATGTTTTGTTTGTGGACGAAGACTGGAGCGTCAAAGAACCATCGAAACGGCACAAGGGATCGTTCCTTATCGGGAAAACAAAGGTCGGTGGTCGTGGCCTTATCCTTGGCCCAAAAGGCGAGAAGAGTACGAAGCTCAAACTGCTGGAAGCCTCCAGCATGATTACGATTCTTTAATTAAGACTGACTCTGCTGGCTTGGAGTCTGCCAGCCTCCGCCTTTAAGTGAGCCATAGCCAAACGAGTCCCCTGCCTGCATTTGGTAATGCTTAAAAGGGTTTTGTCTAAAGCGTCCGTCATATCCCCTGCACTCTCCTCGATCTGCCATTCCAGTCCGTGTCCTGGTGCCTGTTTCATTTTTCCCCATTGGAACGGCGGCTCGACATCAGCTCCCCACTTCTCGTAAAGGATCCCCATTGGATCTAGGTGACACCACAAGAAAGCTCTGGTTGACCAAGTATCTGTATTCTTCTTAATCGAGATCATCGCCGTCCAAGTCTGGCTTTCTATATTCGGCCCGACTAAGGCCACAAGGCTCTCATCCTCGGTAAGTATTCCAGAAATGGTGAAGGGATGCTCCTTCTTCAACTGCTCAAGTGAGGGAATTCCCTCTATCTGATATAGCTTCACACCTTTTCTTGTACGCCTTGGAAAAACAAGGTCAAGCGGTTTGAGAAAAAACGACGCATAAAATTCGCAACGCTTGGGGACTCCAACCCATGAGCCAAGTTGGAATTCTGAAATACATCGCTGACAAGTGGCACGTCTCCATTGACGGCTACTGCATCCCCTTCCCCGACTTGAAGTTGGCACAGGCCTACTTGGACTACATCCGACTCTGGGCGGGTGCTGGCGAACGCATCTCCTACGACCACGACAACAAGACTCTTT